GCGTTCACGATCATGGTCTGGACACCGCTCGGGTATCCGTCCCAGTGCTTGTAAATCGCGAATGTATCTTCGTCGTCTGTGACGTAGATGAGTGCGTTTGTAGACATAATTTCCTCCTTCATGTCTGTTATCGTGCCTTTGTGCACGGGATGCGGCACTGCTCTGAGTGCCGACACCGATGCTCAAACGCTTACGGTTCCTGCGCCTTGCTTACGCAAGCGAGCCTGCTGAATGCGCTCGTACGCATCCCAACGCTGCTCGCCTGTGAAGTCTCCGACAACGCGGCAAAGCGCTATCGCGACTGCGTAGTTGATCTTGTGATCCTGCTCCGCACGTTTCTGGTAGAAGCGCACACGCGCCTCCAACTGCTGCACGTATGCGTCCATTGCTTGTTTCATGCTCATACTCCTTTCGTTTTCGTGGGCATGGGATGCACGCCTCGCAAGGCGTGACACCGATGCTCATGATCCAAGGTTGGTGATGTTCTTCGCGAGCCAACGCAGCGCGTTCCGCAAGCGTGCATCTCTCTCCTCTGGAAGCTCATGTTCGCTTGTGACTTGAAGCTCCTTCGCGACTGCGATTTGCGTCGCTTCCCAGACGATGCCGCCGTGGTTGCCGTACTTGCCGTGGTACTCCATCGGGTACGTTAGGCAGTCGGTTCCAACGACCTCAAGTATGCGACCCAATGCGTATGCGATTGTGTCAGGTGCATTTCCATCACGCGCCTCCTGCGCGATCACGTTGCAGGCTGCGTCGAGTTTGTTCATGTGTGTGTCCTCCTTTGGTTGCTGTCACATGGGATGTCAGCCTCTCGCGAGGCTGAACACCGATGTGTCAGGCCGTGTGTTCGGTCACGAATGCGTACTGGTGACAGTTGCAAGCGAGTACGCCGAACGGCTTGGCGTGGTGGTAGGTGACGAATTGAGCTTCGTCGCTGAACACGGTCGCGGTGAAGATCACGCCGTTGTCCTCCTGAAACTCCTTGATCCATGCGTTGAACGCGCGGCTGTCGTCGTCGTCCATGCCTGTCTCGTCACCGTTGACGATTGCGGCTGCCCAGAAATCGGGCAGCACTTCGATGATTGCTTCGCTCATGTGTTATCCTCCTATGTTTGCGAGCATCGGGAATGTGTGGTGCAGCACTAAGCACTGACCATCGGAGCCGCATCCTGCGAACCATTCGAGTACGAGCAGGGCGGTGAGAATTGCGTATGCGAACTCAAGCGCGTATTTTTGGATGCGGCTCATGACGCACCTCCAAAGCGGGTGTACGTCATCACGAACGCGGCATCGGCATCGCAGAACTCTTCGAGCAACTGCTCACGAGCCTCAACGGCTGCGCGTGTCTTGCGAACGTACTCGCCGATGGGTGTCCAGTTGTCGTGTGGATCATCAACGTGCTTGGACGTTAGCGGGTGTGTTTGCGTAGACATTTTCGGCATGGTAAATCTCCTTCTCTCATGCGTTTCAGAACCGTGCGAGACAGCACGAAAAAGCCGCCACGCTTGCGCGTAGCGGCTCTGTTGGTGATGTCTCTGATGCGTGGGTGTTACGCGGCGTTGATTAGGGCAACCAACGCAAGCGCTTCAGGGGATGCGCCTTCGCCTGCGGCAACCAACGCGCCGAACGCCTTGGCGGCTGCGACGACGCTCTTGTCGTCAGCGACAGGCTTCGCCTTGGTCGGCTTCGCCGCTTTGGGCTTGGGAGCAGGCTTCGGCTTCGCCGACTTGGTGGCTGAGTAGTCGCCAGTCGCACGCGCTTTGATCTTCGCCACGTCGGCTGCGTCGATGTCGCGTAACAGGTGCGCCCAGCGTACGCGCTTAGAGGTTTCAACCTTCTCGGCTACGCGGTTGCGGATGGACTTCTTCGCGGCTGCGTTACCCTTGATCCACGCGGCTGCGGCTGCTTTGGCTGAGAATACGGGTGTGTTTGTAGTTGCTTTTGTCATGTGATTTCTCCTTTTGCGTTACACATGCATACATCCGTGTCCTGTCATCAGGGCACAGGCCATCCTCCAATCTGAAGCTGGCACCCTTTGATGTTCCTCAAAGATTTATCTTTGGTCGCGCCCACGCAGGACGACGAGCGTTACGCAAATGCGTAACATACGCGTATGGCTAATTTTCTTCCGCGAAAGGAGCGAAATTGGAAACTTTCGTAACGCGAAAAAACCCCAAAAATCCCCTACGAGGGGAGCGAAAATGCAGCAAAATCAACGCATTAGCGCGGTCATGTGACTAATATGAGGCAAAATCCTGTACGAAAGGGGGGGCACCCCCCATCCCGCCGCCGACTTTTCCGCGAATTGCCATTTCCGACCCCCCGAAAAATCTGAGCAAAATTGAAAACGTCTGGAACCCATCAATGTCACGCACACCTAAAGTACAAACAGGGGCAAAACTTACGCCTCTCCAAGTCGCCAACATGCGAGCGGGTCTATACCGCCGCGTAGACAAGCAGATCGACGAAGCCCACGCCGTAGTCATGGGCAAACAGGAGTGGACGCCCACCCAAGCGCGGGTGTTCACGGCAATGCTGAACAAAGTAATGCCCGATCTGACCGCGCAATTCGTACAACACGAGCACAACGTACAAGAAGCCCCAGAAAAGATGTCTCGCGAACAACTTGAAGCAATAGCTGCGGGTATGAACGACATCATCGAGGCAGAACCAGTAGAGGATGACGAAAAATGAAGAAGCGCATCCACGTAAATCAGCATATCATCCGCGCCAACGCTAAGAACGGCGAGAGCAACCCGCCGCTCACGGTCAAAACCTCCAAGGCGAACCACAAATGTACTTCAGTTGAAGTACAGGGGCCGTCAACTGTGGTCTATTCCCCAGACAAACCTCTCTCTTGCGGGGCAAAAGTCTGGATAGAAACCAATTCTCCTGTCCTCGTGGACGAGGAGTTGCTGCCATGAACCTCACAGCCCAAGACGCCGCCAAACATCTCCTCAAACTCAAGGCTGCCGAGGACAGTTTCTTAGGCTGGGTGCGCCTACACTACCCGAACTGGAAGCTGCCGCAGTTTCACCTCGACATGATCGAGGCTCTCGACAAGTTAGAGAAGAATACACTCACGTCTCACCACGGTCTGTCAGCCGCGCAGCGCTCCAGTACCGAGGAAGTACCTGTACGCAACCTTCTGATCACCATGCCGCCACGTCACGGCAAGTCTACATACGGCTCCGTGATCTTCCCCGCCTACTTCATGTCCCGAAAGCCCTCCCGCTTTCTCATGTCCACGTCCTACAACAGCCAACTCGCTACTGATTTCGGTCGCCAAGTACGCGATCTCTGCAACGAGCCGCTCACATCTCAAGCGTTCCCCGACTTTGAGATGTCTCAGGACAGCCGAGCCGTAGACCAGTGGCGTACCACGGGCGGCGGAGCCGCGTATTTCATTGGGGTAGGGGGCACCACCTCTGGTCGTGCAGCCAATCTGCTGCTTTTCGACGACCCTTTAAAGTCAAGAGAGGAGGCAGAGAGTGCGACGCAGCGCAACAAAGTCTGGAATTATTATGTATCCGCTTTATCAACGCGTCTCCAGCCCGACGTTGACGGTGTACCCCCCGCCCAGATCATCATCCTCACCCGATGGCACCCCGACGACCTCGCGGGGCGACTTATGCAAACTGATGACTGGAACGAAGGACGTTGGCTTCACATCAATTTCCCTGCCATTGAAGAAAGACCAGTTCAGGGAGACAGCGGTAAGATTTCCCGTTCCAATTTACCAACCGACCACCCAGAGTACCTTTCCCCAGGTGAAGCCAGTAAGCTCGCTCAAGGAAAACGATACATACGTAAGACTGAAAAGACCGCCCTCTGGCCCGAACGGTTCTCTCTCGAAGATTTGGAACGTCGTCAAAGACTGAACCCGCGCGAGTTCGCGTCTCTCTACCAGCAGACCCCGTACATTCAGGGTGGTAACATGATCCGTTCGCACTGGTGGCGTACGTACCCCGAGGACATGAAGCCCGAGAACTTCAACTCTCTCATCATCGCAGCAGACACTGCCTTCAAAGCCCGTCAAGACAGCGACTATTCTGTCATGATGACGATGGGCCTCGACAAGACGGGCGACATATACATCGTCGATGTTGTACGCGACCGCTTCGAGTTCCCCGATCTTAAACGCCGCATGATTATGTTGAACAACCAG